AGAAGGCAATAAGCCTATTAGATACCGCACTAGATGTAGCACTAGACACCGCATACCTACGCGGTAGCCATGATGAACGCATAGAGTGGCTTGACTACCATGATGAACGCATGGTGCTAGATGAGGCTAACGACAGTATCTATGACCTAATGGTGGAGTTAAATATAGAAGCACCTATTGTAAGTTACCTATCCCTAATAGAAGCAGAAAGCGAGCAAGCGTAATGGACTACACGAAGGAGAACCTATACTCAATGGTAAATGCTATTGAGGAAGCCCGATACGAAGTTACTAACCCTAAGTTAAAGGGTCGGTTGGGAGATATAGCAGACCTATTAGATAGCCTTATTGTAGAAGGCGTTATTGAGCGAGAGGTAGAGGAATATGCCTAAGTACGAAGTAAGAGTTGTAGTAGATATGGGTACGACATGGGAAGCCACAACACCTGCGGAAGCACTACGCATGGCAGATGAGTGGGTGCGTGATGAGTACGGCGACCTAGCCCATAAGTGCGACCTGATAGTGAAGGAGATAGCGTGAGTATCACAGAGTTATTAGATGAGTTAGATAGGCTTATTGAAGGACACCCGTTAGCATGCGGTTGTGCTAATTGTCTTACTAGAGATACAATTACCGAAGTTATGTATCAAAGAAACCTAAGAACGGGAGTGTCTTACCATGTCTGATGAGATTATCGGATACGACCATGAAGGTCACGAAATATATGAAGGCGAGATTATAGAGAACCTTGACGACGAGTTAGAGGAACTAAGCGACTTTTGGAAGTTGGTCGCCTTCCACTTACAGAATAATCTCAACCCACCCGTACCACTAAGCATGGTAGAAACATGTATTGAGGCTATTACACAGGCTAATGAAGGCGAGTGGAATAGTCTTATTACTTTGCCCGAAGGAACTAAATACAAAGGAGAGAATACAGCGACAGTAGAAACTATCGTTGAGAGTCACTACCTACAAGATTTTATTAAGACCGCAAGAGAAGTAGTTACTATTAAAGATGAGAACGGAACAGTTATTTATCAGGGTTATGGAACGCAATTAAACTTAGAACCCAATACTCCCATTACTGATGAGAACCTAGAAGATTTTGGAATTGAGAAATGAGATGCGCCCGTTGTTTTATTGAGTATGATAACGGAGAGTTAATCGCACCCGAAGGCATGGATATTGACGAAGCAGTATCAGTTGGACTAGCCTTTTGCGTGATGTGCTTAGTACCGCAGGGAAGTCCTGCGTCTATTTAAGGAGAGAGAGAGATATGTCTGACGACAAAGAGAGAACATGCGGTTGTGAGAGTTGCGGTTGCGGAGAGAGCGAAGGGTTAAAGATAGAAAAGAAAGTCGTATCAGAAATGGACGGCGTAAGTTAAGTGCAGACCTTCCTGCCGTATGAGAGTTTTGAGAGAACCGCAAAGATATTAGACATGCGCCGACTCGGTAAGCAGAGAGTTGAGGCGTATCAGATTATGCGTGTGCTTAACGGAGAGAGCGGAGAGAGAGGCGGTTGGCGTAACCACCCTGCCGTACTCATGTGGAGAGATAATCTCCCTGCCCTTTACGAGTATGGGCGCATAGTTTGTGTTGAGTGGCGCAGACGGGGCTATGTAGATAACCTACTAGACAAGTTCCCAGTTGAGCCTGTAACCTATCCTTCATGGCTAGGCGACCCCGACTTCCATAAGTCGCACCAAGCGAACCTAGTTAGGAAGTTACCCGAACACTATCGCAAGTATTTTCCAACGATTGACGAGAACCTTCCGTATGTTTGGCCTATCACTAAGGAGCAATTAAATGGCTAAAAAAGTAAATGTAATCTTTGACGCAACACTTAAAAAGAACCCTGAAAAGGGTGGCGCATGGCTAGCCCGTGTTACTACCTACGACGAAGGCATTGACGAAGGTAATGTTATTGTCTCAACCGCATGGAGTAACGCAAGCGCAGGTAAGCGTTGGATTAAAGAGCAGGTTATTAAGATGACTACTAAGAAGTCTATTAAGATGACCGCATGCACCACAACACCACCAGACGCAAAGGGCAAGCCCATGGCGTTTGAGGGCAAAGTATTGTTTAAGAGAGAGATTTAAGATAGAAATGGCTACCTTCGGTTATTCTTTCGACCCTATTGTTCCTGACCCAGAGTGGGGCAGACCTTCACCTGATATTCCAGATGAAGAGATTTATGATGACGACGAGTTAGAAGATGATGATTAAAGATATAAGAGTTCGTAGTCCGTTTTATATTAAAGAGAGTAAGTTCGGGGATAGTGCCACGGTACAAGTCCTGTGCTATCACTGTGGTGGCACTTACCGCACACACCCTAATAATTTAAGAGCCCCTAATTACTGTAGTAAATGTAAATAACTTAATATAGGCGTCAAAGAGGTTTTTCATTGCTTCCTCTAAGGCTATTCATGACCCACCCCTTCGGATAGATAGACCTGCGCCTTACTAAATAAAGAGAGCCCCTAGTTTTCGGGTAACTAGGGGCTCTCTACTTTTATATTAGTTTAGGGCTTTGGTACTTCGCAGTAGTCGGTAGAGCAGTATTTTTCTCCGATGGCATCCGCTGCCATGCCCGCATAGACATCTGTAAAGTCGATTGGCAGTAACTTCATAGTAGATTTTTCGTATTCATCTTTAGTTATCTGTGTATATGGCATTTGCGGGTAAGTCGCGTTCCCCATAGGTAGGAAGGAAACGGTTTTGAGTTGCCCGTCAAACATATGTAGCACTGTTCCCACGGCATCCTTTTCTTTGTCCGCGTCAAACGATACTGTAACGCTTACGCTGTTGTCCGACCAATGGCGTTGAGCCATAGCGGCAAGAGAAGTTTTTTCATATATAGAAACATCTTTCTCACTGCGTAGTGCGGAGCTATGGATAGGGAAGAAGACTACAGAAGTTGTTTTTGGAGATTCCGAAGCCTTTTCTACTTTATAACCCGACGCTCTAAAGAGAGGTAGCATAGGGTCATCATTAGAAAAGCGGATTGCACGGTTAAAGTACTCTCCACCTGGCGTCCAGTGCACTCCAGGAGATTCTCCAGCAAGGATAGACACAGTTCCGCTTGGCTTCACAGTAGTAGTCTTAATAGATTCACGGATACCTAGCCACTCTGAGTATGTGCGGTCGTAGTCTTGGATAACTTTGTAACCAGAGTCCATCCACTCACGGAGAGTTGGCAAGCCCTTGCGGTCTGCAAAGTTAGCAACACCAGACATAGAAGTTCCAATGCGACGATTGCGTTGCATGATTGCGTTAGTTTCTTCCCAGTGAGTAGGAAGCAATGTCACGGTCTTTGCATACAGGTAAGCAAACTTAAGGGTTCGCTTGTAATCTTCAATAGAGTCGTGGCGGTTGAGGTAAGTTTCAACCAGAGTACAGCACTCAAAAGATTCCAATGATTGTTCGGCACACGGATTGTAACCAGATGCTCGATGGTCTTTGTTGTTGATAGGGTCAATAAGACGACCATACTGACGGGTAATATCCATCCAGATAACCCCAGGCTCTCCGTTGAGAGCGATACCCTCAATGATTCCAGAGAAGTCGTCCCCAACCTTTACCTCAACAGAGTTGTTAGACATCCATGCCCAACCAGGAGAGGCAGGGTCATAGGAGTTGCGTTCAGGATATACGGCAGGGTTCTTTAAGTTTAAGAAGTCCTTATCGTCCAAACGACCCATGAGAAGTTCTGCTGAGCGGCGGACGTTGCCAGAGACAACGCAGACACCGATGAGATTGCCTATATCCGCAATATCTTTGCGAGTTAACTTTTGAGTAGCCCGACCTTCAAATAGGTTAGAAATATAGTCGTGTAATTTAACGAGAGGCCCTGGACCAGCTGCAGTGCCGCCAAAGGTCTTGATTGGCTCTCCTTCAGGACGGATAAGTGTGTAATCAAATACCCATCTAGGCTGTTCTGGTTTTAAGTAGGAGTTAATCAACATACCTACTGAGTCCACCCATCCCTCGCGGGTATCTGGGATTTCCCAGACTTGGTGGTTAGCCTCATCTTTAGAAGGCTCGTAAATAGGGAAGTCCTTATCTGCACCCTTGTCATCAAAGCCAACACCCACGCCTAACATTGACGCTTCCATTAGGAAGGTAAATGGCTTGGCAGGGTCTAACTTAGTCATGGAAGCAGTGGATACAAAAGAGCAGTTCTGAAGAGCCGCTGAGTTCTTCTGTTCATTCACTAGCGGAGTACCCATTACCCATAGTCCGCGACCTGGGGGAGTCCACTTTAAGTTAAACAAGCGGTCAAAGGCTTCTTTAGCCGAAGCCTGAGCTCGTGAGTCATTCCAAGGAAGACGCTGGGATTTGCAGTGGTCTTTCTGGATTGAGTACATGCCTTCGATTACTCGCTGGCAAACATCAGTCCATGTCTCCTTAGTTCCGTCAGCCTTTAGACGAGAGTAAGTGCGGAGAAAAGTAATCTCACCAACGGAATTACCGCCAGCATCTTTATAACCCCAAGGCACTTGTTTAGTCCGATATTCCTTTAGAAAGTCTTCGGCTAGTCGGAAAGATAGTGCCATGTGTTCTCCATTCGTGGGGGTGGGTCGTATAGTGTAGCCATGAGTTACAGCCGATTTCCGACTGTGTTATTTCATATTAAATTGTGCCTTATTATCATGATAATAAAACTTACTTATCTTCAGTTAAGTCCTTGATAATCTTGGTTGTTTCAGACTCATTTAGCCCGCCGTCTGGCAGTTCTTTTAGTGCCTGAGCCTTGTCTCCGAAGATGGAAGATAGCACACCTGAAGAGCCTTGACGCTCCACGGTCATGCGAATAAACTCACGTGAATCGTCCAATTCTTTGGTTGTCTTTATAAGTTTGAATAGGCGGTCAATCTCCTGAGAAACGTTAGGGTCAGCGTATCCACCGTTCATTTCTTCAGCAAAACGCATAAAAGCAACGCGTTGTCCCTGCATTTCGATGATTGCGTTGATAAGACCTTTGAGTTGGTCTTTGGTCTTTACCTCGATAGGTAACTTAAAAGCACACGCACTTTGAGGCTTGTAAGCAGGGCAGTTAGAAGCAATAAAGCATGTATCGCATGCCCTAATTGAAGTCGCTTGGGACGAGATATGGATAGCGTCACTGATGACTCCATCGGCATCTACATCGGTCTTTATCTCGTATCCGAAGACGGGTAAATTACCCATTTCTTCTGGATTTCGTGGATTAAGTTTCCGCATCTGGATACCCTTATTATCAGCATTGGTAGGGGTCAGTTCCGCGTTATCGGACATGTTAGTTTCATCGTTATTATCATGATAAGAGTCGCCCACTTTATTTATCCTAACCTCAAACTGTTCGTATGACCATACTGCAAGGCGACACACTTCTTGTGGGTCATCTTCAGCAATTTTATCTGAATCTATGCCAGCCTTCTCATATACGTGGTTGTATCGTGAGCGAGCCTGTTCCTTCATACGCTTGGGATAGCGCATAAGCCTAGTACCGTCCCAGACAATAGTTTCCCCGTGCATCATTGGCGATAACCATGAAAGGGTGCTGGCGGTCTCAAACGGGATTGAGCGTAGGTTGTCTGGCTTGGCACAGCCTAGCGCATGGAAGCGGTTTCCATCTCGCTTAGCCATAAGTCTTGTCACTGAAGCTAAACGTGTCTCTACGTCGATTACATCGCCTGGTATGCCTATATCTAGGTACTTATTTCCCATGGCTTGTAAAGTTTCTAACTTAGAATCAGGGTTCCAAACAGGTAAAAACTTACCTGGCGGCACCTGGGCCCAGACTGTGCGGCGCTGCTCCTCCACGAAGGCTGGGTCAACAAATGAGGAATTAATCTCAGCAAATATAGATATGCGGTCAATGTTGAGGGCAATCATATGTTCGTAGGCGGCAGCAAACTCCTCGAGCTCTACCCTGGACATGTTGATGTTTTTAGGTAGCCCTGGGTACACATAAATATAGGAATCCTTGGAGAAGTAGTTCTCTAATAGATATTCCTTGGTTTTAGGTAATCCGCGTTTTACTAGACCATAGAAGCTCAGGCCCACATGGTTAGCTGTAGTCGACTCTAGCAGTGTGCGGTTACTTGGAATCTCACATCCCAAATATACAATCCGCATTACAGGGTCTTTTCAAATACCAAAATGCGTCGTTCACCCAGTTCACTGCCAGCAACAGCTGTCCAGAGGCGGCGGGTGTAGTAATCCTCGTTGGATGCATCTGTCCAAATATAGGCTTTCTCGTACTTAAGTTCTTTTAATTTAACTAGGGCCATTTCTAGCAAATAGTTGCCAACACCCTGGTTTCTGAAGTCTTCAGCTACGTATAGGTTGCCAACCCAGGGATTAAAATCCCAACCATCCATGGCTGGTTCAGACTCTATAGTTATAACCCCAGCTAATTCCCCATTTAACTTTGCAATATAGGTGCGAGGTAGACCCTCTGTGTTCTTGGCATGTGCTTCAAACTCAGATTGGAAATCGTCCCCATCAAAAATATCTGGGTACTGTGTGCCCCAGTAGGCTTGGTTCCAACTAGCCACAATGTAAATAGTTTTTGGGTCATCTTGTAGGGGTTCAAATGTTAATCTCATAGTATTCGTTCATCCTCCTGGTATTGGTCCTGTTGGCGCTCTAGTTCTGTTGCTATATCAGACCATGAGCGAACGCCTTTTCGACTATCTGGTCTAAAATCTTCTTTTGCATAAGTAGGATTAAGAAAAACTAATGTAGTAATTCCTTTTTCCAACAATTTGCATGTTAAATCAGGGTCGGATGTTATCACATACTCTACTGGGCCTTGGGACTTCACCCACTCCACCTGACGTAGTTTAGGGAAATCACCTGGGGCTGGTACATCTGCAATATCAACCAAGTCATCCATATTGTTAATACGGTGTTGACGAAGCCAGTGGTCGCTTTTTTCTTTGTCTTCACACATGACCAAGACTCTGTTTTTTTCTTTTAATATTCTGTACAGAGCCATGCCGTCAGCAATTGGAAAGGCTTTTTCGTTGCGAAGAACGCCCTCCATGAAAATTAAAATTGCCACGATTAGTGCTCCTTATTAGTATTAACGTTTATTACTTAATGCACGTCTGATTAGCGTATCGGCAGTTGGCAACTCTTGTCCATAGGTCTGTTCTTCAAATTGCTGTTTAGTCATTGTAGCAATCTCTTTCAATTGCTTTAGTGCCTGCACAGTACCAGATGCTTTACCCGCTTGCCAACGGTAATTGTGAACATCGGCATAGCCTTGTCCGCTAGGACTAAATGCGTATTTACGACCTTGATGTATATCTTCAAATAAAGACGAACCTTGTTCTACTGCAAGTTTTAATGCTGCTTCAGCATTGCGTCTTGCTGTATCCGTACTTGCTGCACCAATGTCACTTAGCGCACGTGAATACCGTGAAAGTATTTCTAACGCCATTGACTTATCAGATTCTACTTTTCTATCCCACTGCTTGTTAAACGGTGCGCCCTTAAGTTCTGGTTGCACTGTCCAATCGTCATTGGTTAACGAATAAGCTGCGTAAGGTTTGATGGAGCGAATATCTGACTGAACATTAACATAGAATGTAAGTTCATATGAATCTAGGAAGTTGCTAGTGGTTGGATGTAGCTCTCTAAAAGTCTCGTTGAATAGCTGAGCTATCTGTTTATCACTTAGCGCTTTGTAATCTGGATTAGATTGGCGGAATTGTAGATAATTTACCCCAATCAAACAGTCCAAGTCAGCTGGCTTGCGAGCTGCAGACCATTGGTAGGAGACCGCTGAGCCCGCTAACCAAATATGGATATAGGCCTCTGGGCTTTGGAAATGTAATTTAAGGTGCTCAAGAAGGATGCGAAATACCATCGAGCGAACGGAAGGAATCAACTTGCCATCGCGGAATAATCTAGGGTCTAACCCCGCGCCTGGTTTGGTGAAGTAGGAAGTTTCAGATGGCTCTACGGATACAGGTCGCGCCTGCGCAACAAGGGCATCGTAGAAGTTCATCTACGTATTATAGTTCTTTTTCCTTCTTTTCCTTGTACATAACATCGGTTTCAAACTCAAATTTACGATGCTTCTCTGGTGCATCCATGCGAACAGGGTTCATATACCCACATTGCTGATGCGCACTAACAAATTGCTGAGCCCACATAATAATCAGCGACTCGTTTCCTGCGTCAGAAACATCCGCTTGGAAACTTGCTACACAATTACATGTCATCTCGATGAACGCCATGACTGCCACCTATCCCTAGACTGTACATACAGTATAGCCTGAGTTACGGACGATTGTAAGGGTTACTTAGGCTGATTATCCTGGGCAGCAAGGACGTCTTTGACCATATGAAGCACTTGGTGAGCAATATCGGTGTTATTCATACTGTCTGTAATGTCTCTACACCCATGCTTGATGTCTTCCATCTCGGCTGGACGGTCAATCTTAGGTCGAACGTTAAGGTTAGCGGTTGCATACCACCCAGCGTTATTAGGACGCTTGATTACTAAAAATGCAGTTGTACCCTCTGGGGCATCGCCCAATACCTGCTCTGGGGTAAGTTCGATGTTGATATCTTCTGCGTTAATGATTTCTTCAGACATTATTTGTATAGCCCTCTCGATTGGTATGCCTTCTTTTGGTTGTACATCTTAACAGGGCAGAAGTCACATAGGTGAATCTTTGAGGTAGTAGCTTTCAACCCTGCTTCTTTACGGTCTTTTGCTGTATCTGGTTTTAATTCTTTACGGTCTGACTTGTAATCAGAGCACTGGCCCTGTGGGCGATTGTGCAAGGAGTAGCAACTCATTGCATCTGCTGAATAGGTATCTTTGACGTTATAGAAGTTAGTTCCCAAGATGTCTAGTCCCTTAGAACCACCACCTAGAATTTGCTCTTTAATCTGACTTAGAATCTGTTCTTTGAGTGGGGCGTTACCCATCCAAGCAACAGTAAGACAATCTGTTAAAACGCCAAAGTGACCTGCCTGTTGACAGGTGCCAATAAATTGTTCAATCCAAGGATTATCGGATTGGTCATAACGACCTTCACCTAATGCTTTACCGCTTTTTGTATACGGAATTTCCTGGATAGTTTTACACTGCTTACATACAAGCAGGTTAATTCTATCTGGCTCTAGTTCGTCAATTATGTTACCCATGACGGTAGCCTATCACACTAATTAATCTTCTTCTAGTGCCTTTTTACGTGCTGCAAGTCTTGCGGCCTTTTCTGCGGCTGCTGCTGCATCCTCACGAGCTTTTGCTTTTGCTGCTAATTCAGGGTCAGTTCTACTACTTCCACCTACAAATAGTGATGCAATCTCTGACTTAGGGTCTGACGCAAGAGTTTTTGCCACCTTAGTTGCTGGACCTACAGGCTTTGTAGGGCGCGGGGCTGCTGGACGTACGCTTTTACCTGCGGTTTTTTCTGACTTACGTGGGGCAGGGATTACTGCTGTAGAAGGTTTTGGAGCAACACCTTCATAACGCTGTTCTCCGCCTTCTGCAAATTTACTTGAAACTTCAAACTTACCAGAAACGCCGTCCTTCAACGCCACATCTCTAGGGACAGATATGTTGCCACCTTCGTGGATTACTAACTTACCCCCATCGCTGCTCTTTAATAAGGTTGTTAGAAAGTCTTTATGAAATGGGTTTCCAGAGTCATATTTAAAACCACGATGACCTGCTGTATTAGCAGGTTCGTGCTTGCTTAAATCTATATTAGGTTCCCACTGTGGGCCGCGTGATGCTGGTGCATTAGCTGCCGCTTTTGCATCTTCAGCTTGTGCGCCTTGGTTGGCAACAATTTTGCCAATGTCTTTTAGACCCATTTACTTTACCTCTACGTGTCCGCCAGAGTCACGAGGACTAGGGTTCTTTGTACGAATCTCCGTACCATCTTTGTGATGTGCAACCGCTTCTGGGTCGCCTGCTACTACAAGACGTCGCTGTTTAACTTCACCTTTATCAGATGGGTAAGTCTGAGATGCACGAAGTAGACCAAGCATGGTCTCTTTATGTGCATTTGCAGATGCTACGTCAGTTTTTGCCTGACGGCGGGCATCGCGGTCACGGCGGTTAAACATTAGTTGCTCCCTGGGTTTACCTTAGCTGGTTCTTCAGAGTTAATAAAACCATAGTTCATGTATGGATGCAAGCCTGCGCGGTTCTTCTCTACAAGGTCATCGCCCATACCTGTTGCTACAGTTGTATTAGGGCGGCGCTTGCGGTACTTACCGTCTGTTGCACCTTCATTGAGTTCAGCGTTCTGTGAACGTGAGATGTTAACTGTCATTGGGACATCCGTCCTTTCAATAGTTTTTGGGCTTTACGGCGATTGCATGTTGGGCAATTGCTTTGGTCCTTTAGCGATTGTACTGGGTTCATAGTAGAACCACAGCCTTTACAGGTCTTAGAACCGTTATAAACGGTGTTTTTAAGCTGTTGTTGGGTGCTTAAAGATACATCTGTAGCCCCAGCCATGCCTTCGCCAGTGCTGTCTGTAAATAAACCTGGGTCGTTCTTCATATTGTGTTTCCTAACGTGTTACGGCTGCTGGACTGTTGGCTATTAGGCGTATTGCTAAAGTCAGACTCTACACGCTGAGCACTGCGAGCGCCTGGCAACCCAATTACATCTTCAATAGTTAACTCTTGGTCTGTATAACCATATCTATCTGGAAATAGGTTAATCTGAGGTAGATTAGGACGTACTAGCTCTTGCAGTTCTGCGCCAGCCATAGTCCAAGTAGCAAGTGCTTGATTTAGTAGGCGGTCTTGATTAGATTGAAATGGCCCTAGGTATTCTTGTGGGGGAAACGCGGCTTCTTCTGGTGTGTTAACGCCAGGACGGTCTTTATCCCACGGCTTATGACCATAGCGACCATCTGCATATTTACCTGGCATGTTATTTCCACTGAGGACGCATACGCGCCATCTGGTCTTGACGGGCCTGGTTGATTTGCATAGGTGAATCGCTCTTAACTGTTGGGCCTGCCTTACCATCGTTAGGAAGGTGAGGAGCAGCAACTAATTTAGAAACTGGTGCGTGACGTGTTGAACGATATAGCGCACCATCTACTGCAGCTTTCATCTGACGACTAATACCTGCGTATGGTTCTAAACCTTCTGGATAATAATAGCTTTGCATATCAATACGCTCACCTTTGTGAACGCCACGTTGATATGAACGTTGACCAATACGAACCTTAAGGCTATCTAATACGTTTTCTGATTGACCGTTAGGACGACCGCGGTCATCACGACGTGTGCGGATAGTTCCTAAATAACCATCTGGATATTCTGCAGAAGGTTGACGACCAACACCCATACGCAAACCATCAAGCTCACCACGTGCAACAGGAGTACCGCCTCCACCATAATTGGTGTAGGTCCCTGACATGCCATTGGCGCCTAGGTTCTGCGTGTTTTGGTTAGGATTTGCCATACCACTATGGTAAGCGGTTTTCTCCTGCAAGTACTGCTAAATCACGGCGTGGGTCATAACCCTCACCTACAACTAAAGACACGATACCTGTTGGTGACTCTAACCCGCTCTTGTCACGGAACCAAGCGGAACCGCCATCCATAGCAGGCACTTGAATCCATAAACGTGGGCCAACTTGGTCTGCGCGGAAGTGGTGGAAGTGTCCTGTAAGTAGTACATCTGCTGAACCTACTGGTGTACGGCCTGTTGCCTGTCCCGCAATCCACTTACCCATATCTTTAGCTTGGTGACCATGCGCCAAACCAATAATAGTTCCACCTAAATCTACAGCTAATGTAGCATGGTCTGACTTAGGGTACATAAATTTAACATGGGATAACGCTGGGTTTTCTGCACATGCATCCTGCACCGCAGCTACAACTTCAATCTGCCATGAGTCAGTAGGGTCAATCATCATAATACGGTGTGGCTCGTCATGGTTACCAGGAACAACTGGAACGATTAATTCTTCGCACAAGGGTGCAAATGCTTTTACCCAAGCCATAAGAATACGACGTCCAAGGCGGACCTGTTGTGTAACGCCGAGGTCACTACGACCAATTACTTTACCGTGTTGTGAAGTGGTTCCTTCAATGCAATCACCAAGTTGTGGGAGTACAACGGTACCAATCTTACGACCAAGCTTTAGTAACTCTTTGTGACGTGCTACTGATTCTTCAATACCTAGCATGACTCGTGCAACTGTGGCTTCTGTTCCACCACCTGCGTCCTTACCATACTGAGTATCACCAATTGCATAAATAGCGTATAGGGGACCAGTTGCTGCTTCTGTTTTTCCTGGCTTCCACTTACTAATGTCTGCAACTAATGCGTCGTAATCTAAATCTTTACCATTAATAAATTGGTCTGCTGGTTTTACATTAACTCGTGCAGCCTCTAGCCACTCTCCGTCATAACGTTGCCAACGGCTCTTACGAACACTGACGACTGTCCACACTTGTGGGTCTAAATCAAAATCTTTAAATAGCTCAACCGCATCTGGGAGCTCTCCTGCGGTACGTGGTGTGGATACAAAAAATCCACCATCTGTACCAATGTCCATACGCGCTCTATATTCTGGTGGCGTATTGGCCCTCTTTACTTCTTCTTCTGCGCCGTTTAATTCGGCATTAATTAGTGCTTTAGTAATAGCGTTCAGTTTCGACATGTGCAATAACCTCTTAAGTGTGAGCGAAAAGCAGTTAGTTTAAATGGCAATTCAGTTTCTTTGTTTAAGTCTTTATATAATGATGCAACTACTACTTTATTGTTATTACGCAATTCGATAAACGCAGCCTGCTCTTCTTCAGGTAACTCGCCTATCCATTGCCCTACAACGCATATAACAGGTAGTGTTGTCAGGTGCTTATTTAGTACGTCTAGCACGAGCTCTCCTTGTCGTCATCGTGATTCAAGCAATACCAGCCTAACACAGGTATTGGGTATGCACAATCAAAAACCCCCACCTAATTTAGATGGGGGTCTTTGTCTGACAGCCTTACTTGATAGGGATTGTTTTTTCCTTCTTTGCCTCTGGAAGGATGCGCTCTAGCTTAATGGTTAGGAATCCATCTTCCATACCAGCACCAGTAACAATAACGTCATCAGCAACAGCAAACTTCTGTACGAAGTTGCGGGCTGCAATACCCTTGTAGGAATAGTCCGAGTCGTCTTCTCCTCGGTTTCCTTCTACAGTGATGATGTTTTCCTTATAGGTAATACTGACGTCAGCCTTCTTGAAACCAGCAATAGCCAGCTCAATTTCAGCCTTGTCATCTTTAAGGGTTTTAATGTTATACGGTGGGTAATTGGTTTTAATACGCACATCTTCTAGGTTCTGCATGAACTCTAGGTGGCGCTCAAACCCAAATGTCCATGGGTCTAGCATATTGTGTAGCAATTTAAATGGGTCTACGGAACGTTCTGCAGCTAATTGATAACCATTAATAAGCTGCTGAGTTCCTGCTGGAATTGTTTTTGGTTTTGGTTCCATCCACTGGTGATTTCTTTCGTGTGGGGAACCCATTGGGTAGCCTGAAGCCATAATATATCTCCTTAGACGATATAACTTTTTGTGACCCTCCTAGTGAGCGGTCAGCTATAGTATACAACAATCTAATTTAGAATATATTCCTGTAATGATAGAAAAGGTACATTTAGAAATGCCAAAGCCCCTCGCTAGGAGGGGCTTTGCGCTATTTAGTTGTAACTACTCAGCCATGCCATCTTTGAAGTTAGGCGCTGAGCGTTTTACCGCTGAAGAAAGGATGCGTCCATTGCCTTGTGTGGCGCCAGCTTCTGGAGCTGTGGACTGCTGGAACTTAACACGGATACCGTATCGTGCTCCACCTGTCGCAGTAATCTTAGAACGTGACGGCTTTGCCTGTGTGTATGGGTCTGTTCCACCCTTAGCATTACCAGTCTTCTTCACAAGTGTTCCCTTTACAGGCTTAGCAACTTGTGGCTTTGCTCCAGCAGCATTTGATGGTTCCGCAGATGTCGGAGCAATCGGTGCTGGGTTCTTCTTTGAATCTGATTTCATTTGTTTTCCTTTGGCCTAGGATTACCTAACAGAGTAGGCTATTAAATGGATAAATACAGTCTTAAGTAGCCTTGACGTCAAAAACAATGGCAGAAATCTGCCCATCATGGCTTTCGATACTGGTAAAACCTGGGATGCAGGTTAGGTCTAGACCGCGTGGGGCTGTGTAGCCACGTGCGATAGCAATAGCCTTTACTGCTTGATTAATAGCTCCTGCACCAACTGCACGGATTTTACAAGTGCGAGTTTCGTAGATGCTATGGGCGATGGCAGATGCCACGGCCTGGGGATTGCTTCCAGCGCTTACACGCAGGATGTGTTCTTCTTGTGCTTGTTGCTCGGTCATGTGTACCTCGGTTTACGTATAGTGGAGCCCCGTAGGTACAATTATGAAGGCTATATTAAATTAGGTCTGTCTAAAGGTGTAGGTGCCTTGGCATATGTTCCACAGATGGAGCACTCCATATCCAGTAAATATTGGGACATTTCATAGTCCTGAAAACTAGCCTTTACGTTCCACAATGTGGACTCACAATGTGGGCATTCATGGCAAACCTCGTCGGCGTATGCCATAGTGCCTGAATAATCAGGCTTTAGTTCTCTAATTCCCTTTGCCATGGTGGCACCCGCTAAAATCTGCAATAACCCTGTAGGCAACTTCCATATATATGGAAGCTGTTGTAGCTAGGTCTTCTGGGTGGTGAAGCTCACCCTTAGCGTGTCCCCAATTGGAATTTAAATATTCTTTAAGACCAAGTGATAGTCGGTCTACAAACTCGTCAGAAGTCATCCAACCATCTTCTAATAGGTCTTTCTTCTTATGCCTCAACGTTGTCAACTTCCCAATCAATCCACTCAAATATAAGGTCGTTAATATCTATAGTGTCATCAAACCCTGACTCGTGTAGATGCTCAATAAAATCGTCATCTGCTACTAAAACTGGCAACTTTAGTCCAGCATCTAACATACCTGGATAATTACGCATCCCATTGTTCCTTCCACTCATCAATAAGCTTTCGGTTCTTTGCCATTTCTTCTTCAATCTGGGCAATCTCTTCTGGGCTCATCTTGTCTTTATTATTTTCATAAAACTCAACGCCAACATTAAAATTGGACTCAAATACTGCTAGTTGTACCTGACGACGCTCTTTAATAAAAGCATCACGCTCTGCAGCACGGCGAGCGCGTTTTTCTTGTGTCTTACTCATCCTTGGCCTCCCCAGCCTCCGCCTTTAAATTGAACAGATGGTGGTGTATACGATTTAATCATAAATTCACCGCAACCTTCGCAGGTAGGGCGCTGTGTAGCGTCAAATGCAAAATGCATCTCTACAGTGCGGTCACACTTTATACATGTGAAATCGTACTTTGGCATTTAAATCTCCCGATAGTCTGGACTTTGTACCTGCTGGTAAATAGCCTTTTCATATGCAAGCGTACCATCCCCTGAGCATAGCCTTGCAAGTCCATATGCATCGCAAGCGTTGTCATCTGTAAACGTTGGGCCCCACTTTTTGTAGGTATGTAAAATCATTTGATTCTTTTGACCTGTGCCAGCGCCAGTCACATACTTCTTAAGTGTGGTTGGTGGGATTATCAACGGGTACTTGTCAATATCTGCCAACTCCATCTTAACTAGGCCACCAAGCTCACCTAGATGGAATACCTTGCCCTTAGCGCCCATTGCATAGCCTTCCATGGCTACATCTATGATTTCTACTCTAGATAGCCAATCACGTATAAAAGCACGTATATCTAACATACGTGGCATTCCGCGATTATTGGACTTATATACCTCTGCGTAATACTTATCATCTTTATACGCACACATGGCAAATCCTGTAAAGGATTGGTCTATACCTAAATAAACTGGGCTACTGTCAGTGAGGTCGAGACCTCCTTCAGTTTTTTTAAGGGACATATCTGTTAAACGAACCACTGCGAGCGTTTGAGGTACGACGTGTCAACTCACGGCTAGTGAGTGAGTAGTAGCGCTCTAAGTTCTCTAGGTGGGTCTCTAACAGCTTGCGATAGGCATATGCAAAGTCCTTAGCCTTAGCCAAAGCGATTACCTCTGGCTCTGTTACAACAGCTGCTTTAAGCATCACAGACTTCTCTGTGCTCTTGCCTGTTGTCTTGCCAAGCAAACCTTTAGCAACAGTCATGTCGTATGAGCTATCAGCCTCAGCCTCTGCAAGGGTGGCGCAAGCTACTTGAGTACGAATGAAGTTAAGGTTCTCCATGTACTTGCTAGCCATAATCATTAGCTCTTGTTCATCAATCGAAGTGATATCTTCTGGGAAGTCAGGTAATTCTAACTTCATTGAGCGCTTGATAGGAAGGCCTTGGTTTTCTAATACCTTTAATACTTCTTCACTAATACCTGTTGCAACTAACTCAGTCATTGAATCCTCCACATCGTGAGCATTGGCCCCAGGCATCAATATTACATGCTGGTGGGGTGTTATTTTTAACTGCCTCTACAATCATAGCAGCAGCCTCGAACAGTGGTGCAATAGCAAAATCAGACTTAGGTACTACAAATTCTTTTGCAGACTGGTCTGCCTTGTTCTCATAAATGAGTACGGCTTCCTGTGGTACATCTGGATACCCAATTAATTCTGCAAGCTTCATATAAATCTGTACTTGATTAATGTGCTTCTCAAACGGAGCTTTAATATCAGGCCATACCTTGGTCATATCTCCACCGTGTTGAGCCATCAACTGTGGTGCTTCCCAACGAATGGTGCCTGCACCGATTGACTTAATCTCTAGCATTAGTGGGTCACCTAGATTAACTAACCAACCATCTGAGTGTCCTGAGATACGCAGTGGTTCATAAAACAACGGAACTTCACGGTATTCCAATGGACCATCGTGACAATCCGAACCGCCCCAGAACTCTTCTTCACACTCAATGCAGTACCACTTGCCATACAGTGTTCCCATTTCTTGGAACCACTTCTGCCACTTAGCGTGGATAGCGTGGCCTTCTGCAAATACTGAGTGTGTCTGTAACTTCATAACACGGTTACTTATTGGGGCATGACCCTTTAGATGGAAGTAAGAAGCGCGGTAACACCACTCATCACTGACCATATCGGATGGGTGTAGAACATCTGTTCTACGGCTCATGTCACGTGGTTTAGAAATTAAATGACGTTCTACAGAACCTATTACTCTACTGTTCTTTTTAGCCACGTCGACGAATGCTTTCAGGGAGCCAGTAATTTGCTGTGGTTTGTTTGCTTTCATTGCAACAACCTATCACAATTTCTCCTCTGATACCCATTCCTTGAAGGTCTTTCCTTCTTTATTTGCTTTACGCTTTAAAGCGTTACGTTCACGGTGTGACATACCACCCCAGATACCATGCTGTTCATCCATACTATCGGCGTACAAAAGACACTGCTTACGTACAGGGCACTCTGGCAATCCATCTTTTCCATAGCACGTAGCTTTAGAAATGGTTGCTATCTTTTTATATTTTGCTTTGTCTCTTGGTGGAAACCAAAGCTCGGTGTCCATGCCACGGCACTTAGCGTTATGACGCCAACCTTCTACGTGCCCGATGTCTTCGTACAATTACACTCCTGGAGGTAGTGGCGCAGCTCCAGGAAATCATCTTCGGTTAACATTACGTAGTTTTCACCATTAAGGTGAAAGCCGAGGACAGGCATCCGACTCTCAACGATTGCTTCGTTGACAATCTTTTCTAGAACCGCAGCCTTGACGGTTACGGAGGTTTTGCCCGTCCACTTATGCTCTATGAGCAAATCATCTGAACGTACATCACCTTTACGACTCCAAAATGCGCCGCTTCCAGCTGAACGCTGTCCGCCGACTGCTTTTGCAAGTCTGTCCTCGTGCTTCTTAGATTCTTTCTGTCCTTTAGTCCTCATCGGATGCTACAAACTTAGACCCTGCTTTAATAGAGTCCAGCACGTCGCGTTCTAAAGTTTCTTTAAGGTCTATCTCTTCCCGTATGGAGGCAAGCATAGCATCCTGGCCCATCCACTGTCGAGTCTCGCCTTGATACTCATAGCGGTAGTAAGCACCAGCTCGGGTAATAACCCTGTTAAGGATACCCATAGCCATAATCTCCTTGCCAAAATCAATCTCTCCAGCAGGAACTGAGCCACCTTCTGCAAAATAGAAATCAAAAGTAGCAACCTGTGAAGGTGGGGCTGACTTATTTTTAATAACTCTGGCTTTAATAGTCTGACCAATACGCTTCTTATCTTGTCCTGTGCCTACTTCAATCCACTCACTATCACGACGAACCTCCATGCGAGTAAAGAACGCATAGTCCTTACCTAGACCACCTGGGGTAGTGCGAGGGTCGCCATACATAACGCCAATCTTTGAGCGCCACTGGTTAATTAAAAGGCCGATGAAAGGGCGCTCAGCCTCAGTGAGGGAGCGCTTAGATGCCTTGCCTACCTTGCGGAAGAATTTATTAGTAAGAAGCGCTGAGCGTCCTACAGTAGATTCCTCCATCTCCTTATCGTCTTCTGCTGAAGGGACCAAGGCAGGTAGCGAATCAATAACAATACAATCGACCGCTTTAGACCCAGTAATCTCGATGACTGTCTCATAAGCTTCCTCCATAATGTTGGTTGATACAACATACAAACGGGATACATCTACACCGCAAAGCTCTGCATACTCTGGAACCCATTGCTCTGCAGCAATCCATACAGCTGTGAACTCTGGGTCTTTCTTTTGATTAGCCGCAATAGTCTTAAGAGCAATAGCAGTCTTTCCGTTGCTAGCTTCACCAATAATCTCATGCCACTGATTAGTAGGCCATCCACCACCTAGTGCTACGTCTAAAGAAACTGAACCAGTGGTTAAACGCCCAATGCCCTCAGTAATATCAGAGCCAATAACTATAGTGTCAGAACCGTACTTCTTATTAATCTTTGTTATTAGTTTAGTTAATTCTGCGTTCATTAAATGTGTCCAATGATTGTCTGTGGGTTAAATCCGCCTGATTGCACTTGCTTTGCAGGTTGAGCAGGACCGCCAGATGACTGTCCTCCAACAATACCCTTACCTACTCCTGAACCTGATTGTTGAATTGGGTATCCGCAGTCGTAACAACGCTTACGTGCTTCTGGGGATGAACCACCATAGTTACCACTTCCACATCCTGGGCAACGCTCTGCTTGAGGAGTTGCTTGCTGTGTAGGTGGGTATTGTGGCTGTGAAGGTTGAACATACGTTGCAGGTTGCGGTGCTACATATGCTGGTTGAGTTGGGGCAGCCTGCGGTGTTGCAGGTGTGCCTAGTTTAGTTGCCCACCAATTACTGCTCATCTAGTACCCGATTCTCCCACTCTGTCTTTTGTATATCGCCTGGCTCAATCAATCCTATTTCCATAGCCGAAGCGAAGGCTCCCATGATAGCGGATAAACTTACAATTTTATACAGCACACGCATAGTGCCAAGTTCACGCTCAATCTCTTCAACATTATCGGGGTTGTCTTTAGTAATCTCATCTACCTGTACAGCTGTAATAACATCAGCGGCTATGTCAGCCATAGAATCTAGGTAAGGCATTAGATACCCAATGTTATCCAAACGCACTTCACTGTCTTCGCGTTCTTTTTCGTCACCTTCTTCACTAGCCCTATTGAGTCCCATAACTTCTACAACATCGTTAGGCTCACCTAATTCTGTGTCATAGATGTACCAACGAAGGATGGTACTAAGGGGAATATCTCTAGTAAAGATTTGATAGTTGTCATCTTTTTTCTTAAAACGGTCAAAGAAACTCACTTAGCTTCTCCCCACCGCTGAACAACCTTAACATCTGCAATCAATGGGACATCTAGCATGTTGATACCTTCCATAGCTTCTCTAATTGCTTCTCGTGTCTCATCAACTAAGTGGTCAGGTGTGATGGTGACCAATTCATCGTGCACTGTCAATAGGAGGTGGGATTCTTTAGGGATTAAATCGTGTGCCCTAATCATAGCAAGCTTCATGATGTCAGCAGCAGAACCCTGAATACGGGTGTTGAACGCCTGACGCTCAGCGCTGCCACGTTCGGCAAAGTTCTTAGAGTTAATCTCAGGTATATAACGCTTACGTCCCATGATAGTGGTGACGTAGTTCTTAACCTTGGTAGCCCCAATGACCTTAATCCTGTAGCGATTGATATTGGCAAACTTAACAGCAAAGTCGCTGAGCAAGTTCTTTGCCTCTGTAATAGAACACCCAATAGAACGAGCAATCTTATCTGGGCCTACACCATAAGCCATAGCAAGCACCAAAGTCTTACCGCCCTGACGGTTAACACCCATAACATCACCAACAGTTGTATAGATGTCGCTACCCTCTTTGTAGTTCTTTAACATAATAGGGTCTTGCGACATAGACGCAATGATGCGTGGCTCAATCTGTGAGTAGTCAGCAACTACTAACTTGTAACCTTCTGGAGCGTAGAAGAGGTTTCGGATAGCTTTTCCGTGAGCTGTGGCTGGATTTGGTACGTTCTGCAAGTTTGGGTTACGGCTAGAGAAACGACCCGTCTCTGCCCCATGCTGTATGAAGTCGCAGTGTAAACGACCTTCGACGAGGAGGCTGTCTTTAACTTCAATTTTAGATTTTCCGCCTGTTGTTCGTACAACTTCTCCTCCTAGATACGGGATTACGTAGGTGCTTAACAACTTGTTAAGGTCTGCGTACTCAAGCATTGCCTTTACTAATGGGTCCTTCTCACGATATGGCTCCAGCGCCTCTGCTGATACAGAGTAGTCAGACACTTCTAACTCTCTACCTTCCATGTCTTTCTTAATACCTTTGCCAGTAAGAACCTTAGGCTTTAGACCACGACCACCCATGTCCTTAGATGTATACAACAGTTCTTGTTTCTCTGGATTGGAGTTGAGGTTAAACACACGACCTGCAACTGAGTAGATGGTCTCCCTAGTTGCTTCAATGTCTTTCTCTAGTTGATGGTGTAGTTCTTCTAACGCGTTCTCATCAATAGGTGCGCCTGCTAACTTCATGTGGCATAGAACCTTTAGTACATCCATCTCTAGTTTCATGATGTTTTCTACTTCTGCAGCCTTAATCTTTTCTTTTACTACCTTCCATAAAGCAAAGGTGTACTTGGCATCTAAGTAGGCATACTTAGCAACAATATCAAACGCATGGATTTCTACCTGAGCACCCACGCCCTTGGTCATCTTGTACCCAAGCTCACGCTCCAGGCAATCATCTAAACCGCACTTGTTCTTATTGCGGTTGTCATAGATAAACGAGCCAACCATAGTGTCAAAGTAAGGACCTGATGGGATATTGCCACCTAGATACTTTGCTACGGATGTTAGGTCAAAGACTAAGTTGTGACCAATAGTTAAAATGTCTTCGTTAAAAAACAACGGCTTTAACGCGTTGAATACCTCTGTTGGGTATAGCTGTTGTGGGGCTGGGCCAAAGACCTGTGTAGCCTTCTTATCGTCAGCAGAGTAATCAGCTTCTCGTACTTCTAAACCTTTATCTTTACGCTTTTGTCCCTGCCCTGTAAGTGGGCGGATAGTCTCAATGAACTCACCGTTAGGATGTCCCATAGGAATAACATCCCCGCGTCCATGTGTAGCAAAGCTTAGCCACAGGACTTCATTAACTACTGTAACTCCACGGCGTGGTCCTACTGTTTCGCAGTCGTATGCAAATGCATCCTGCTTAAGATAGTAAGCCACCATCTCTTCTAGCTGTTCTTTAGTTGTAATAATGTTCATAGGTTCCTTAAATAGAAGAAGGCTGGGGGTCTTAGCACGTGTTGCCCCCAGCCTACTACTAAAGATTAGAGAAGGGAATTAGCAATTTCTTCCAACTCTTCCCAAGTGTGCTCCTTGATTACAGAGCGCTCGAAAGGTTGGATAGCAGCTACGCCTTCTTCTGCCATCTTCTCATCAATGCCCCAGTCCTCAGCGAGGTCACGTGGCTTGATTGAGTTAAGGTTGTAGACAGTCTGTTGCATCTTGCCTGTACGGCTAAGTGCCCAGTAGTTCTTGGTCAATGGACCCTGTGGTGAAAACTCTGCAGAGTGAAGTGTCTTGTATAGACGTGGGCTTGCAATCAACATCTGACGTTGTACACCTGATGGTGTTACTACGGCAATTGTAAATGCTCGCTTGTCTTCAGGCTTGCTGCCAAGCTTTGTGCACAATGGGTCGTTAGAACCAAGAGAAACGTATGAACGCTTACCTACAGTTTTCTGTTGTAGGAAGTGTTGTTTGTAGATTGCAAAAGGACCATTCTGGTCGATGAACTTAATTACGGTGAACTCACCGTCGGTGAACTTAAACTCCGTAGGGAAGTCACCTGAAGAAGTTGAGAGCTTATCTGCTGCATCCCAACCTGATTGTACTGCTGTTGATGATGCTTGCTCTGGACGACCTTCGACCTTAGCGTCGATAGTAAAGTCATCAGTAGCAGGCATATATTCGTCTGTTCTGTTGATAGCCATTTGTTTCCTTTGTTTTAGTGGTTTTTAGTTTCTTCTGCACGGATGTTACTCCATGCTTCAGTTATTGCATCAGTCAGCTGCTTGTTAGGCCACTGTATCCTAGTTTTATTTAGGAAGCCAGCCTTTCCAAATAACTCAACTGCTACATCAATCTGGGACCGTGAGTATAACCTACGACCCTTTATTTCCTTTCCCGTGGCATCTGTCTTATCACCTAAGCGATATGACGGAGCAGGTAGGTAGCCTTCCTTCATCCAATAACGGATGGTAACAAGTGGGCGACCTAGCGCTACTGCTAACGCACCAATGGTATAGAACTCCATGTCCCGACCATTAGGTAGCGTCTTCTTAATTGGATTGATTGTCCAATCAGAATCCTTTTTACTTACCTTCTCTTCTTTTACGCGACGTTTGCGTTTACTGTTTGGATAGTAGTCATCCAAATCAGATAAGAAGTTATCAATCTTATCTGTCATTTATTTTCCTACGATGAACGCGTAACTGACCTTAGATGGAAACATCGTATCGATGTCTTCTTCTGACAAGTGACCGTTATAAAACGCAGCCATAATTGCTGACTCGTCAAGTGTGGGAATCATTTTGATACAGGTATCTTTAATACCTTTTTTAGTAAGAATTAATTCTGCTGCAGCAAGGTCGAGGTTCTTAGACACACGACGCTGTTTCATAATCTGTTGGTCTTCATTGTACTTAAGTACGATGTGACCCTTTTCGTCTTCTGCACCAAACTCTTCAATCGTTTCGGTGAGACGCTTTTTAATAATTGTCTGACGTTCTGTCAGTTGTGTAATCTGGTCCTTAAGGACTGTGAACTGCTTTACATCTTCTACTACGGCATCTTGATTCATAAGTTTCCTAACGTTTAGGTTGTTAGGTCTAACTTAGTGGACGCCTAGAAGGCTGTCAAGTTATTTAGCGCTCTTGGCGCGTTGACCTCTGTAACCTGTTTTCTTTTTGTTCATAGAGCCTGGCTTCTTGTAGCCGCTACCGTTTGGAGTAGCTGCCTGGCGTTGCTCTAAAGCCTTAGCAATCTTATCGTGGTGTTTTCCCATTTGATTAGTCTTCTTTAATATAGGTTTCTAGCGCTTCAATAATGATGCTAGTAACCGTAATCTTCTCAGCTGCAGCTTTCTTCTGGACAGCAGTCCATAGCTGGTCTGATACGCGGATGGTACGCGTTGGAGTCTTGGGTGCGTTAGGCATTGTAAAAGTATACACACCCAACACTTATCATTGGGTATAAAAGCTCCCCACCAAGGACTCGAACCTCGATTAACGGCGCCAGAAGCCGCAGTCTTGCCATTAGACGAATGGGGAATGGAGCGGTTGACGAGGCTCGAACTCGCGACCTGCACCTTGGCAAGGTGCCGCTCTACCAACTGAGCTACAACCGCATAGCTGCCCCACCTGGACTCGAACCAGGGACACTCGCATTAACAGTGCGATGCTCTGCCAACTGAGCTATGGGGCACTAGACATCTGATGACTGAAGGAAAGCTTTTAGACTTCCCACAGACATTGACACCTTAGTTTCATCATCATCTACACCTTCACCATCAATGATGGCGTTAGCAATAGAACTCTTCTGTTGTAGGGCTTCCCACTGACGTTCCTCAATGGACCCTGAGATAACTATATCTTGGATTACGATTGAAGGCCATGTTGAAGAGGCTCTTTTGATACGACCGTTACGCTGGGTGGCTGTACCTGATGACCACGGTAAATCATAATTAACCAACATGTTAGCTGCGGGTAGGTCTACCCCATAACCGCCAGCATCGGAAGAAATAAGAACACGAACAGTAGGGTCATTATTAAAAGCAACTTTGTTATCTTCTTTAGTCTTAGCATCTAACTTCCCTGAGTATAGTCGGCACTGCTCTGGACCTAAAGCCTCAGCAATCTTGTCTAGCATGTCTACATAGGTAGCAAAGATAACTACTTTGTTTTCTTGATTTTGTTCCAAGAAGTCTTTAACGTACTGAGTAAGATAATCAAGCTTAGGCGAGTTACCAGTATTATCAAGAAGACCCCCATCAACCAACTCAGTGACATAAGCAGAACCCTCTCCATTCATTTGCTTAAACTTAGCTGCACTACTACGTAGTAGTTCTGGATGAGAACAGAGCATCTTTAATGCTCCAATCTTAGACATAATCTTACCGCGCATCTCATCCTGTGGTCCGCCACGTGTGGACTCCATACCATAGTGCGCCATTACGTTGAAGTTAGAACCAAACAGGTCTTGAGCTTCGTCAAGGTCTGATAACAAATCTTGTGAAATACGTGTGTATAACTTTGAGCATGCTCTATCAAAGACAATCTTTACTGGGTCTTTGTGGATAGTGTCAGGTAAGTATGGAGCAACGTCTGGGTCTTTTTGCGCTTTACGTACGCAGACTTCTTTCATCCTAGTGTGAAGGGTAGAAAGGTTACGGTAGTACTGAGGTGCTCCCCAAGAGTTTCTTACGATAAAAGCAGCGTCAAAGATATCAAACCGACCAAGTACGCTGGCGTCAACGAACTGCATAATGCTGTACAGCTCTTCAGGCTTGCCATTTTCAATCGGAGTACCAGTGAGCGCGTATCTGTACTTAGCATTGATTAACCTCTTTACTGCTTTGGAGCGTTTGGATTTAAATGACTTGATGGCTGTGGCTTCGTCAAGTACAACGAATCCTCTTGGGAGTTCTTTGATGGTATCCCAGTCGTTAACAACCTGCTCATAGTTAAGGATAATGTAATCAACCCCTGTATTCCGCCAGTCCATTGCTTCGGCGTACTGAGCTGCTCTTTTCTTCGGCGTTCCATCAATGACCAAAGCTTTAGAAGTTCCATCGGTAAATTTCTCAATCTGATTAGCCCACTGATACTTCAATGAGGATAGACAGATTATAAGACCTGGCTCTGTAACTTTGTTCTCATCCATCAAACGTTCTAAAGCTGCAATAGTAATAACTGTTTTGCCCAGACCTAGGTCATAGGCAACAAGAACCTTATGACGTTCGACCATACGGTCTACAGCCTCAGGCTGGTATGGGAGAAGAGTTCCTTTAAAAGTCATCTGAGTACTCTAACTCACGAGCGCTAGTTTTTCCAGAACGGGGTGGACAACCGCCATTGTTATGGACGTTATAAAATCCTCGTTTAGACCCCTCAGGCATATTTGAATGTAAATCTTCGTTCCATCTATAAAATATTTTGCCAAGCTTATTACAGTGACCGCATTGAGTAACCAGGTAGTCTCCTAGAAAACGCTCACCTTTGTCTGTCTCCCAGTTAATATTACGTTTAGCCCAAACCCAACAATGCTTACAATACTGATTGTGATGATGCTTGGTGTAGCTGTTGCGAGGGTTATCCCACACTATACATCCGCCCTGTCATCTCGACGCCAATGGATAAAGGACTTAATATAAACAGCAGCATAAGCTATAGCTGAAAATATAAAACCGTACTGCTTAGTAATCAAAGCATACGTAATCCACAAGATTTCATTAAAGCATAGAACAATCCAACCCCATATAGTCTTACGACCTACAAAGTAGATACCTGCTACGCCAATAACAGCTAACAGCCATGACCAATACTGCATCATGCGTATGCTCTCATCCTAGTTTGTATAAGAACTTTGAGGTCATCAAGGGTGCCATTGTTAAGAAATATCTGGTCAACCTTTTCCCCGTCCATAGCTGTCTCAGATACGTGCGGATTAACAGCGCCTACGTTAGGGCGTTTGATGCGCCATATCTGGGAACCTTCATAGTCACGTATATATTGAGCTTCATTAGGGAAACGAACATCCGTAATAACATAATCACCATCAGCGGTAACGTTACGTAGCGCTTGGTCTACCCAGAATGTTTCTCCAAAAATCTTACGAGCACCGACACCTAAAGTCTGTAGAAGAGTGCGAACCTCTGGGAACGCAGTCTTAGCTACATCCCAGCCATAACCATCAACAACTCCTTGAAGTCTATAGCCTCCGTCCTTAACGGTTGGGTTCATCTCGTATAGGAGTTCACGAATAGGGTCAGCAAAAGCAATACGCGTGTAGTCGTATTGATTGACAAGAATATCGGCAACTGAATCTTTACCTGACTGAGCGTACCCACATAGACCAATAATCATTTCAACTCCTTAACATGTACGTAGCATTTTCAAGTCCCCAGACTATCTCAGCTTGGGACATTCCGCCAACGTCTTTCATATCTGTCTGAGAGTAGTTAAAGAACCAGCACTCAAGACCAACCTCTTTAGCACGACGTAGTAGGTCACGGGTAGCCTCGTTACCAGCCTTATCATTGTCCATAGCAAAAATTACACGCTGTCCACCGCGAATTAAATTAAACTGAGCATCAGAGACTATACATCCGTATACCGCCACACCGCCTGTAAAGCCCACAGAAGCTAGACGAATAACATCTAGGGGAGACTCAACAACAATCATGTCTCCGCCCTCGTAGAGGTCGTAGCCAAAAAGTGCATCGCCCTTCTTTACACGCGTAGTGTTTTTAAAGATGCGACGTTCGTGGCCTTTCTCTTGCCATCCCATAAGCTTATTAGTTAGCGGGTCTCTAATAGGAATAATCCAAGACTTGTCATTGGAGTTCCAACGTACGCCGTACTTCCAAACTAGGTCTGGTAATAAACCCCTAGTCAAACAGGTAGCTCCAGGGACGCCTTTAAATGCACTAAGCATAGACTCGTGAATAATGACTGGCTCTTCGTGCTTGTTCTCTTTAGGGTTTACAAGTCGTTGAAAACGAGAACGTAAAGATGACTCAACTCTTTCTGCTAAATCTAAATTACCACCACCTGCTACACCGCTGACCTGCTCTATAAGTGTGTAGATGTTCCCCTTCCACTGACAGGAGAAACATATGAACGCGCCACTATCGGCGTTTATCCATAGTGATGGATTTCTATCTTCTTTGCCTGTGCGCTCTTTATGAGCAGGACAGTTAATCTGAATCTCATCGCCACGAGTGTCGTTGACTTCGAGACCTAGACTACTAAGAGTGTCTTTCATCTCCTCGATAGTCATTAGATATCACTTGCATCAATCTCTCTAAACGTACCTGTGCCCCAGTCCCATAGGAGTGAGACATCTACGCGACCAGAGTTACGTGAGTCAAGAATCTTAAGTACACGGGTGTCATCAACATGTTCGTCTTCTCGTTGTAGACCAAAGATAACGTCAGCATCCTGATGGAATGAAGAGGAGTAACCAATAGAGTCAGCGGTTACCTGGCCCTTCTTCATCTTCCAGTTCAATACCTGAGTAGAGATAACTACTGGAACCTTGTAACGCTGAGCCATACGCTTTAGTGAACGGGTGATGTTAGTGATTGCTTGCGGGGTGTTCTGCTCACCGCTCTGCTCATCAATCATAAGATACGTACCGTCAATAAATACAATGTCTGGGTGTAGAACCTGAATCTTGTTAGCAATACCAGAAACGGTAGAACCATTAGCAGAGTCAACCAGCCAGAACTTCTTACGCATAGTTTCCAATGACTGAAGCTTCTGCTTGTATCGCGCTTCTTCTTCTGCAGATAGGTCACCAGTTAATAAACGTGTATGTGAGATACGTGAACGCATAGCATCGTAACGGGTCTGCTGTTCATGGTTACTCATTTCAAATGACTGGAACATCACGCACTTGTCCTGCATATGGATGTTCTGTGCAACCTGCAAAGCAAGAGTTGACTTACCAGTCTTAGGTGGAGCAACGATAACAATCAACTGACCATCTTGTAGTCCGTTAGTTGCTAGGTCCATAGTAGGGAAGCCAGTAGCAACACCAAGCATGCCTGGGTTGTTCTTTCTAAACTCATACTCATTGAAACGCTCTAGTGGGTTATCGGTAAGGTCTAAGTCGCTAGTCTTACTGAGGCCATCTTCTTCCAACTTAGCAAGCCCACCTTGAAGAACAAGGAGTGCTTTCTCATGGTCTTTTTCTTTTTCCAAGATGCTAAGGGTTGTATCCATCATGTTGATGGT